TCACCTGCGCTCGAGCGCATCGAGCCGCCTGTCGTGATCCTTCAGCCGCTCGTCGGTGCGCGCGGCCTGGATGACCACCGTCGACAGCTTCTCGACGTTCTTCTCCAGCGCGTTCAGCCGGTAGTCGGTGAGATAGAGGCTGCCGGCGACGACCATGAGAACGCCGCCGAGCGAGATGATGTGTCCGAGGTTGATGGTCGGGTCGAAGCGCGGCGTCATTTGCGGACGATCCTTGCGACGTTCTCGAAGCCGCGCTTGCCGACGTAGAACAGCATGATCCAGCCGGCCCATTCGGCGCCCTGCCCTGTGATGCTTTCGGTGACGCCGAGCGCAAGCACCTTGTCCCAGACGATGATCTTGCCGAAGTAGATCACCATGATGTAACCGAACAGGTTCGTCGGCTCGTACCAGTGGCCGATCAGCGCGCGCCTGTAGTCGGCTTGCACCTCGGCCTCACGGCGCTGGACTTCAAGCTCGCGCGCGGCGAGATCGGCGGCGATCCGTTCGGACGTATTGCCGGCTTCGAGTTTTGCCTTGTAGCCGTCGATCAGGCCTTTGATGACCGGCCCGCCGAGAAACGAGAGAAGCGCGGTCCACATCAGCGATTCCTCCCGCCCATCCACAGCAGGACAAGCACAAGGGCCCAATAGAGCGGGATCAGCGGCCAGAACGCCACGTGCCACCAGCGCATGCTGTCGATCCACGAGGCGTGCTTCGCGAGCGCCGCGACGCCAATGCCGATTGCCAGGTGGGCCATGATTGCGAGCAGGATCGTCATGCCGCCACCCCTTGAGGCAGATCCAACGCATCGGCGAGCTGCCTGCCCTTGCGCGCGGCCCACCAGCGATAGGCGAAGCCGCCGACCGTCAGCACGACGCCGGCAATGACGAGCGCCGCGACGATCGTCTCGATCGCGGGGACGGCGCCGACCAGCGGCTCGAGCTGCTGCCGCGCCCATTCCAGAATGCTGGCGAGGCCGCCTGTGGCGATGCCGCCGCCGGCCGTTGCGTCTGCCGCGCCCTTGCCCGGCAGTGTCCTGGCATCTGACGGAGGGGCTTTCTTCGTGGACGGCACATCCATCGGCCTCGGCGAGGAGCCGCCCAGCGCCCACGTCCTGGCCGTCTTGCGGACGCCGTCGACGCGCTTCGTCCAGCCCTTACCGAACCTCGGCCATGTTCGCAGCGCCTGCAGGTAGGTCATCCGACGCTCGCAGACGGCGTCGATAAGACGAACCGGATCGCCGTGCTCGGCCACGGCCGCCAGCGTCGCCTCGCCGATCTGGCCGTCCACGACGACATTTCCCAGCGCCCGTTGCAGCCATTTGATCGACTGCGAGGGACCCGAGTTCACCGCGCCATCGAACAGGACATAATCGAGACCGGGAGGCAGCTCGTCGCCCTTCACCGCGTTCCAGTACTGCAGGCGGTAGATGTCCTGCAGCTCGGCCGCCGACAGGTCGCGAACGTCGCGCGTCGGCAGGCCCTTGCGGGTGCGATAGGCGTCATAGACGCGAAAGGTGATGCCCTTGTTGGTCGCCCCGCCAAGGTCGTGCGGATCGTTCACGTAGCCGCCTTCATGCGCCAGCACGCGCGGCAGCGCGCGGGCAAAGCCGTTCGCCGCCATCACCAGCCCCGCAGAACGTGCGAGATGGCGACAATCGCCAGCGTCGCCTTGGGATGGCGGCCCACAAAACCGACGACATAGGCAAACCGCCACTTGACGTAGGACCATGCGACATAGGCGTATTCGAACACTTTCGACATTCAGGCCTCCTGTGGGCTTTAGGCAAAGAAAAAGCCGCCCGGAGGCGGCTTGGTTAGACTGACGAGGATGGAACGACCTATTCGACCTTGGCGGCGAGGAAGTCATCGACGCTGATGGTGCCACCGTTGGCGTCGTACACCGTCGTTATGACCTCGTGCACCATCCCGATCGGGAACTCACTCGTTTCGACCGCCAGTGAAGCGTCTCGCAGCAGCAGGGTGTGATAGCCGAGAGGCTTCAGGAAAAGCGGGCCAACATCGCGATCAAGCAGGCAGATGTTTGACGCATAGCCCGCATAAATCAGAACCTTGATGCCCCTGGCTTTCAGAAACTCGTCAAACTTTGACCGATCGCCATCGAGCACAGCCTCATTTGAAAGCGGCGCCGCAAGCGGATGGATCTTATAGCCGTAAAGCTCCGTGGCCTGCTCCAGGTGCGGTACGTGAATGACATGCATCCCAAGCGCCCGCGCGTGATCGAGCGCGGGTTTCAGCTTCGTCCTGACGTTCTCGTCGATGCGCTTGCCAAGGCCGTCATTCCATGCCGAGTCCCACACATCGAGGAGCACAAGGGCAGTCTCTTCGAGGTTGAATGTCAGGTAGCGATACCCGAACCGGCTGTCGTTTTCGGTGTCATACGCCTTCCGGTCTGCCGACCACGCCATGAAGCGCGTTTTTACCGTGACATCGGCAAGGCATTGGCTCGCCCACATCGACAGAAGTATCGTCAGTGCACTGCGACTCATTCCGGCCCCTTCTCATCTGGAGCCTATCGCATCGCCAAGATAGCCGCAACCATATGGCGTGTTAGCGGAAACTTGCACTAAGAATCAACCGCTTAGGCGTTCGGTCTACTCCAATCATTACCAATGCTCGTGAACGTCACGTCACCATCAGTCGACCGCCACTGCGTTTCCTGAATCGCAACGATGGCGGCCTGAAAGTCGAGGATCGGCGACTGCGGATCGTATGGCGCGTTGGCGTTGACCAAGGTCCAGTTGTCGACCGCCGCACCAAGCTGCGCATTCGTCACTACGATAGCCGGGTCGTGCGTGCAGTACAGATCACGCAGGTTGATGTTCCCATTCTGCCAGCCATTCGACAGCCAATAGCGCAAACGGTGGAAAAAATAACGCCCCGCGACGCTGTCGCGCACTTTCTCAAGGCTCCAATCTTCGGACACGGGTACGGCGCCCCATCAAGTACGCCGGCACCAACGACCCTCACAACATCGTCCTCGAAATGCTGACTGAGGGCGGCCTTGTCGCCGCGCATCTGCTGGCATCAGCGCTTTGGTTTGCCTTCTTGCGAATCGCTCCTTCCAGCGGCTTCCCGTTCGGCTTTGCCCTGAAGACCCTGACTTGACCGAGCTTTGGTGTGAGTATCAAAAGGCACCAGACGCCAAGACTTGGAATCGTCTTCTCAACGAGAACGATCAGGACCCGACGCTGGCGTACATGAATGGCCCGGCTGCGAGGATGCGCCAGTCCTTATTACCGTTGTCGCTGCATTCGTGCTGCCTCTGGTCGCGATCGGCAGCGGGTGGCTGCTCTCGCGCTAACTATTCAACGTGAGCGGCGAGGAAGCCATCAACCGAAATTGTTCCACCAGCAGCGTCGTAAAGCGTCATGATGACCTCGTGAACAGTCCCGATCGGAAATTCTTTTGTCTCGACGGCAAGCGAAGCGTCCCGCATGAGCAATGTTCGATAACCCAGTTCGCGCAATCGAAACGGACGCACATCCCGATCCACAAGGCATATGTTCGAAGCGTACCCGACGTAGATCAACTGCTTGATGCCCTTTCCCTTGAGATAGGCGTCAAAGTTCGATAGATCGCCGTGCAGTACATCTTCGCCAGGCAAGACCTCCACCAGCGGGTGACGCTTGTAGCCATAGACCGGACCGACACTCTCCAAGTGCGGTATGTGAACGACATGCAACCCGAGTGTTCGAGCGCGATCCAGTGCAGGCTTCAGCTTCGTTCGTACATTCTCGTCGATGCGCTTCGCAAGCCCGTCGTTCCACACCGATTCCCAAACATTCAGCAGGACGAAGACCGTTTCCTCAGCCTTGAAGCTGGAGTCCGTATAGATGAAGCCGCTATCAGCTTCCGTGTCGTATGTCTTCGGCGTCGCCGACCACGCGATTGATCGCGCCGGCAGTGTGAAGGTCCGCGCCTCCGCAACAGCGGTCGTCAAGAACAGCTCGCAGCATGCAGGGAGACAAGCCCGAATCCAGACCATGCGCAAATGTCGGCGTGTCGTGCCGCTTCATAGGGCACAGTGCTACATTCTAGCATTTGCGACGGCGTCGTATCGTATTGGTTCGCGCTGTTCGCTATGGCCAGAGCGTTGTTGTCGCAGAACACCTGTGCGCCGCCGGCGCAGAAAGCGCGTGCATTAGGACCAGTCGTAACGCCGTCAGACCACTGCCCCGCACTGCGTTCCAGTATTGCATGCGGTAGATTTCCTGCAGCTCGGCCCGCCGAAGGTCGCGAACGGCGCGCGTCGGCAGGCCCTTGCGGCTGCGATACGCGTCGTAGACGCGAAAGGTGATGCCCTTGTTGATCGCGCAGCCACGGTCGTGCGGATCGGTCACGTAGCCGCCTTCGTGCGCCAGCACGCGCGGCAGCGCGCGGGCAAATCCGTGGCCGTCATGACCGCCCCAACACGGCGATGAGCGCGGCAACGGCGAAGCCACAGCGTTGCGTGAGGATGGCTGTCGATCCAGCCGACTGCGGCCAGGTAGCCGTCCTTGATGCTGTTCAGTGCTTTGGTCATGGGGCCCTCTCGGGCATGAAAAAACCGCCCTAGAGCGGTTTACGTCTCCAAGTTGTGCGGATAGGCTCGCCTCGTGGGGAAACGCTTCTATCCAGAACTCGAAAGCTTGCGCGGCGTCGCCGCGTTGATGGTTGCGCTATTCCACATTTGCCAGACGCCCGCCGGCGATAGAAACCTGATCGCCGTAGCGATCGAGGATTCGTCTGCCGTCGCGCTGCTGCTGCGGGTCGTCGGCAACGGGTACGGAGCGGTGATCTTCTTTTTCGTGCTGAGCGGCTTTGTGCTTCCGCATCAGCTTGACCGCATGCCCGGCAGTTGGCTGGAGCGGTCGGGCAACTTTCTGATCGGTCGCGCTTTTCGGATCATGCCAGGTGTTGCTGTCATGGTGGCGATCTTCACTGCCGCCTACTTCGCAACTGGCCTCGGGCTTTCCACCCGCCCTGAGACCTATGAGCCGATCAACATCCTGAAGAACGCTCTGCTGCTGAACAACCACATCAACGGCGTCACATGGACACTTCAGCTTGAGATGCTGGCCGCGCCCATTATTCTCGTCCTGTTCATTGCCGCTCGCAGATGGGGCAACGCGCCGCTTATCGCTGCCTTCATCGTGTTCGCGGCGCTGTCGTTCACCGGGACCTGGACCAAGGCCCTGACGCCCTACAACCTCCTTGGTCCATCGTTTGCCTTCGTCGCAGGCATGCTTGCGTGGCGGATGCCGTTTCCGGGCAAAAAGCCTATCGCTTGCCTTGCACTGTCAGTCATCGGCTTTGCCGCGGCTCGCCCCGTTCTCGGCTGGGGCTCGAATTGGGCCGTACTTACCGAGAGCGTCTGCGCCGCGCTGGTCATTTCATCGCTCGTCGCCAGCAAGGGCAACTGGCTGAACGTGCGACCGCTTCGATTCTATGGCCGCATCTCCTACAGCTTTTACCTCCTGCACCCACTCACGTTGTTCGTGATCTGGAACGAACCGGAGCGGATGACTTCAGCAATCGCGATAGGCATCCCGGCACCAGCGATGATCCTTGGCCTATTCATCGCCTCAGTTCTCGTTGCGACGCCTCTTGCGCACCTGCAGTTCCATCTCGTTGAGCGACGTGGGATGTCGGCGAACCGCGTCAAGGTCGCAACGGCGGAGCGTTCATAGCAGAGCGACCGCGAGCGGCCAGACCCGCTTGAGATCGTTGACCGTCATCGCCCTCTCGATGTCCGGATGTGCCGGCGCATCGCGCAGTTCCTGCTTCTGGCGTGCGATGGCCTTCTTTTTCTCGTTGTCGCCCGCTTCGTCGGCGCGCTGATATTCAACGTCGAACGCGGCCAACAAAGGCGCACGCGCGACCCGTACCCGATCGCGATGAATGCCGCGTGCCTTTGCCATATCGACATCGATCACCAATTCTGGCGTCTCGTCGGTCCATGCACCTCGATAGTCCCGCATCGTCGCGTTTGCTTTGGCAACCTCCTCATCCGGAAACATGCGCCACGACACGCAGGCCGGAAGCGGATCGGGCCTGTTTGCATCCGCTGCCGCGAGCTTTGAGAGCGCGTCGGTGACTGCCGCCTCTGTCGAGGCTCCAACAAACGTTGTGATCGTGATCCGGCCGTCGGCCAGCTTGCGTACGAGTGCCATCATTGATCTCCAAAGCCACCGGCCGAAACTGGGCCGTTTGGGTCGGCGAGTGCTCCTGTCGAAGAGAGCCAGACCCGCACCAGGATTGAACCGGCGGCGTATGCTCCCATCGATGAGTTGTAGGACGCACTGATACCAGCGCTCACAAAGCCGGCCCACGATACGCTGGAAAAATCCGCGCCGATCGTAACCGAATAGTCACCCGCACCATTGTCGGTCAGGCTGGTAACGTTGTAGCTGGCGTTAATGGCGGCGCCATCGCCGCTGAACTGCACCCAAAACTTGCAGGCGCTTGGGTGGAAGTGTTGCCGGCCGGGTGACACGACATCAACGACCGACGTGCCCGTTTCCATTTCGGCCTGCGTGGCGAAGTCGGCAGCGATCGTGACGGTCGAGCCTGCGCCGCCGTCCGTGATGATGATACCATTGCCGGCGGTGAGAGCCCGTTCTGCAGACAGGCCCGCTGTGTTGCCGATCGTAACGTAAGGTTCCGACGCCGCCGCGCCGCCGGCGGACGGCAGGTTAGAGAGTTTGACCTTCTTGTGCGTCGTCCCGGAAGCGTCATACGTCGCCACGAAATCGTTCGCGCCATCCGGGCTGACATCCTCGGTCAATCCGTTGATGTTCAGCGCCACGTCGTCGGTGCTGACGGCTATGCCGACGCCAGCCCCAACCGCAAAGGACCTGCTCGCCGAGATGTCGCCGCCCCCGGTCAAACCATTGCCTGCCGTCAACATGACGGCGGCGTGGTCGGTGTTGCGCGTCGATGCCGTATCGAGGGCGAACGACCGGTTGGCGCTGATATTTCCACCACCCGTGAGGCCGGTGCCGGCCGTGAGCGTGACCGCAGCATGGTCCGTGTTTCGCGTGCTGGCGGTGTCGAGCGCCACATCGTCGGCATTCACAGTGATGCCAGTTCCGGCGCCGACAGCAAACGATCTGCTGGCGGAAATGTCACCTCCACCCGTCAGGCCAGCACCTGCCGTCAACGTGACGCTGGCATGATCCGTGTTCCTGGTGCTGGCAGTGTCCAGAGCGACATCATCGGCGTTGACGGCAATGCCTGTACCGGCGCCCACGGCAAAGCTGCGGCTTGCAGAGATGTCACCGCCTCCGGTCAGACCGGCGCCTGCCGTGAGCGTGACCGACATATGATCAGTGTTACGAGTGCTCGCCGTATCAAGAGCCACGTCGTCGGCGTTGACGCTGATGCCTGCACCGGCGCCAACCGCAAGGGTGCGATCGGCGGCAAGCGTGCCGCCGCCGGTCAGTCCCGCACCGGAAATGATCTCACGTGTTGCGGGCACGCCACCCGAAGCAGTCACGAAGTCGGCCGCGTCCATCCGCTCATAGATATCGGGATCGCTGCCGGTCAGGCCGGGGGTGAGCAGGACGACCTGCGTTCTGGTCGCGTCAGCTATGGCGGCGGTTTCGGTGAAGTCATCGAAATCAAGCGAGACCGTGTAGACGCCGTTCGCCTTGACGACATCGAGGCCGGTGCCGGCCTCCAGCCGGGACGGATGCTTGATCAGGGCGCGGAGTTTGATCGCCATCAGCTTACAATCCCGTCGAGAACCGGCAACGTGCCGATGAAGTATTGAATGGTTTCGCCGTTCTGCGTGATCGTGATCCCGCATTCGTAGGTCATGGGATCGAGATTGCGCATGTCGGAGGCAGTGAAGGTCAGTTCGAACTGGCCTTCGTCCGTGTCGGTGACGACGATCTTTCCATTGGTCGTGGTCGCGGTCAGCTCTGCCGACGAGCAGCCGGGCTTGCGGATTTCGAGCGTGATCGTGGCGCCGGTCAGGTCGATACCTTCGTCGTCCTCGTCGTAGAGCTGGAAATCCTGATTGTAGGTCGCGCGATTGGAAGCAACCGGGAGAGAGCCGAGATACATCTGAACCTCAGAGGCGAATATAGATCATGAGCGTCAGCAGCGGTGGCAGCTTGTTCACCGCTGTGCCCGAGCCGCCGGAGGGGACCGATATGCTCGTGGCAGAACCTGTCACCGTGACGCTGTGCGTGTGCGAAGCAGATTGGGTGGCGCTGGTCGTGCTGAAGTCGTGCGAGTGGTTGGCGCTTGCATTGCCGGTTGTTACGTTGGCGGTAGCGGTAATGCCCGTGTGCGCGTAGGACTCGAACGAACCGCCGGCCTGCACAGCATGTCGGCCCAGCGTGAGATCGTGCGTATGAGTAACCGACTGCCCTTGGGTCGTGCCAGAAACACCGTGCGTGTGATTTGAAGATTCCGTTCCCGTCGTTCCCGACGCCGTCACTGCGATGTTGCCGCCGACGAGATTGTAGGACGGCAGGTTCGCCTGTGCGAGCGCGACAGTCTGCGCGCCGCCGGTGGCGCCCGGCTTGGTTGGATCGCTCCCGACAACGGCCGCCGTCAAGATGTTCTGCGCGCCCGCACCCATGTCGTCCGTGCCGAAGATCGATCGGCCGGCGCAGTTCGGCAGCACCAGCGGCTTGTTGGCGGCGAAGTCCGCCGCGGCACTCGCCCCCTTCCCACCGACGACGTTGATGTTGGCGAAACTCCACAGTTCCTCATAAAGGCTCTGCGTGTCCGGGTTCGCGCGCTCGGTGGCGCCGGAGGTGACGGAGCCGATCGTTCGTCCGTTCAGCCGCACGTAGCCGGCGAGTGGCTGGTCGTCGAAACGGATCTTGATGTCGCGCGTCCTGAAGACGGCGTTCGGGTCGACCGAGGTGCCGGAGCCGCCGCTCGTGGTCGAGAGCACCGGCAGGCCGTCGTCGTCGAACACCAGTGTGCCGCTGCGCGTGGTCAGGCGGTGGCGATAGAAGCCGTCGTTGAGATAGATCAGCGGCAGCCGGCCCGCGCTGTCGGCCAGGATTGGATTCGGATGCGGCGAGGTGAGCGAGGAATCGCGGTAGCCGATGCGCGGCGTCGAGGTACCGCCGTCGAACAGGAACAGCCGCGCGCCGCTGAGCGGCCGGCCGTTGCCATCGAACTGCTGCATGCGGGAAAGCGGATAGAGTCCGGCCATCGATCATGGTCCTCGAATACGAACAGCGCCGCGGTAGCGGCGCCTGATAATCTGCATGCGCTTCGCTATTCACTCACGTGCGCAAGGCGCCGGGCGCGGGCGAAATCGATAAAGCTGCCCTGAAAGCCCTGCCGCCTGGCGAGGTTGTATTCGCGGATTGCGGGCGTCAGTTCCTGCGCGGCGCGCAGGCTGTCGATGTTCGCGAGTGTCCAGGCGTCCTGTTGCGCCTTGCGCCAGACCTGCGGCAACTGCGCAAGTTGCGTGAAGTCGAGATCACGTCCCTGTTGCCAGGTGGGGATTTGAATCGGTGCGATGCTCATTTGGGCCTCCGGGGGATCGAGCGGAAGGTTGTCGAGGAGTTCATCGTGACCACCCTCCACTGAAGGGAGCATTGGCAAACGGAACGGCTGGCACCGGCGCGCCGAAAACACTGCCTGAACCGGAAAGCCGCGGAGCAGTTCCTGCTGCCGCGCCGGATCCAAACGCGCCACCCGGCGCAAAAGCGCCGCCTGAGCCGAACATGCCGCCGCCGCCAAAGGCACCCGCCGCCAGGCTCGCAAGGCTCAGCGTCCCGTTGAGCAGATTGCGCGCGCCCTGCGCCTGGCCCTGGGCTTCAAGGTTGTTCGCGGCCATCTGGCCGGAAACGTTGTTGCCGGCGATATTGACGCGGTTGCCGGCGTCGCCCGTGTAAAGGCCGGCGAGCGAGTTGCCGAGCGCCACATCGTTGGCGCCGCGCGCCGCGTTGACACCGGCCTGGCCCGCTGTCACGCCCTGCGCGAGGCCGAGCCGCGCCGCGGTGTCCTGGCCGATCACGTTGGCGATGTTGCTCGCCGCGCCCGCGCGGCCTGTTGCCGCGGTGCTCGTGGCGTTGAGCTCCGGGTTGATCAGGCCGGCAAGCCGATCCTGCCAGCTGCCGTAAGTCTGATTGGCGAGCCCGGTGCCGTAGGTCAGAGCATCGATGTCGGCGTTGCCCGAGTTGAGCATGCCCGCCGCGGCGCGGCGGCGGTTCAACGCCTCGATGCCTTGATCGCGCGCGAACGCGTATCCCGGCCCTGCGTTGAATGCCGCCTGCGCGCGCGCATGACCGTCGGCGCCGTTGACGCCGATGCTGTCGAGATAGAGTTGCGTGCCCGCGCCGTATCTCGCGCCGAGCGCGGCAACCGGGTCGTAGACTGCGCCGACATCCTTCAGCGCGGCAAGCGAATCCGCGCGGCCGCGATCGAGAATGGCGGTGCCGGTGTTGCGAAGGTCGTCGTAGAGACCGTAGTTGCTCGTCAGGTAGCGGTTCGCACTGTTGACGCCGGTGCGCAGCGCATCCTCGGAGCGGACGAGGCCGCGATCGAGCGCGGCGTTGCCGTCCTGCACGTAGCGGTCGAGTGCGGCGCGGTTGCGCTCGGCCGCCTCGCGCTCGGCGGCGCCGCCGAACAGGGTGTCGAAGAACGAAGCCATCAGGGTATCTCCCCACGAAGTGTCTTGACGATGTCGACCAGCGCTTTCAGCCAGCGGTACCAGTCGGGATTCATCCGCCCGTCCGGCAGTGTGAGCGGAACGCTCGCGTCCGGCATCGGCGGAATTTGTGGCGACGAGCTCGGCATCAGTTCCTCAAGGGTTGAAACTGCACGTCGCCACCCATCAGCGCGAAATGCACGGGATCGGAGAAGCGGAATTTCAGGCGGATGCCTTTCGGCCCGCAGTGGCCGAGGTTGCTCACCGTCACGTTCGGGCTCCTGCCCTGCGGACCGATCCGGCGCCGCCATGCGTTCGACCAGGAGAGCCCGAGATCCTTCGAGACGAAGATGTCGATCGACGGCTCGGTCTCGATCGGATCGCTGCCGGGGCCGAAGCCACTGCCTGCGGAGACGAACAGGTCGAGGCGGTTGACCCTGGCGCCGAACGGAAAGCTCCCCACGGGCCCGGTCTCGACTTCGCACACGAGCGGCTCGTCATCTTCGGTGCGTGTCGCAGCATCGATACGATAGAGGTTGCCGTTCCGGGTATTGCCGCAGAGCCACCGGTCAAACCCCTTGAACGGCAGCGCCCCGCGCCAGCGCGTCAGGTTGTAGCTCCTGCGCTCATGCCAGCGCTGCAGCACCACGTCGTATTCCCAGGTGAAGGTCTCGCCCTGCACCACCACGAACGGATGGCCCTGCGTGACATAGACCGACACCTGGATGCGGCTCTTGTCGCTTTCCGCCTCGATCAGCCGGTCGAGATCGGGCGGCGAGATCTTCGCCGAGGCGTAGCCCTCGAGCTGCCGCACGGTGAAATCGTCTGCGACGAAGAAGATGCCGTAGCCGAAACCTTCCTCGTGCCCGCCGATCGCGTAACGGCCGACGATGCCGCGATCGAGCGTGGTGATCGGCGAGAACGGAAAGCCGGCCGCCTCGCCGTTGATGCCCCAGAACTCGATCGACTCGGAGCCCGCGGCGATCAGCGTGTCGCCACGCGCGAGCACTCTGTATAACGTGTCGGGCTTGCTCTCGGCGGTCGCCGTGTCGAGCGTGTTGATCGCGGTGGAGTTCAGCGCAGAGGCCCGCATCGCACCGGTGCCGTAGCCGAAGATGAAATAGCCTTTCAGGAAGCATACGGAGTTCGGCGCGCCGACGTCCGCATCCGGATAGGCCGAGACCGCGCTGGTCGTCGCGACGAACGCGCCGTTGTCCGGCGAGACGATGACGAGATCGGGCGTCGTCCTGTTGTTGCGGGCGAAGAACACCGGATCGCTTCCCGGCAACGCGCCGGCAAGGTCGGTCCCTGCTCCGCCTGCCGCGCTGTGCGTGTTCACCTTGCTGGACCAGGCCGTGTAGACGAGCGCGCCGAGCTGAAAGCCGCCGCGGAAGTTCGTCTCGTTGGTAGTGCCGAACCGGTGCAGGCCCGGCGTGCGCAACAGCTTCAGCGGCGTGCCGGCGGTTTCGCCAAGGCTTTCCGCAAAGCAGTTGATCAGCCGCCCGCCGCTCTCCTGCGGCCGCTGCCCGGGCATCGATGTCGTGGGAAGGATGATGGCGGTCATGGGCGTCTCTCCGTCATCGACCCATCAGAAATACGTCGCCTTCAGCGGCTCGCGCGTCGGCCTTGTCGCGGCCAGCCTTCGCAACTGCCGCTCGTTCTCGAGCTTCGCATCGAGGCTGTAGGCGATGCCGAACGAAGGCGATGCCTCGTTCGCCAGCAGCCGCGCCAGCGGCAGGAAGTGCTCGAGCGGGATCGCGTCGGCGTCCGCGACATCGACGACGTCGTCGAGCGCAAGCTGACGCAACAGCGGATCGACCAGCGCGCGGATGGTCGCGGCATCCTCGTCGGACAGCGGCTGGCCGGACGGCAGCACGCCGAGCTCGCTCGCCGCGCGCTCGATCAGGTCGGTGCGGGTTCTGGTGATGTCGGGCATGGGGTGGTCCTCGTCGTCAGTCCGGGACAGGTCGAAGCTCCGGACCCGGAATCCAGCTCTCGTGCCGTGCGACTGGATTCCGGGCTCGCTCGCTTCGCTCGCGCCCCGGAATGACTGGCCTCGTGGCGAGGATGGCGGGCTTACGCCACCGTGGAGCTGGCGAAATAGCCCGTGACGACGCCGTGGTCCTTCGGGTCGTCGCGGTCGCTCGCACCGGAGCCGAACTGCATCTTCTCGATGCCGTAGATCGCCTCGATCGCCACGCCGTGCTTGTCGCCGTAGTCGAAAATCTGCTGCTTCGAGGTCCAGCGCTTGGCGTAGGCAGCTCCAATCGCCTGCGCGCCGCACAGATACACCGGCACCACCGTGTCGGTGCCGCCGGCGCCTTCGGCGGTGTAGGTCGACGTGTCGTAGAGGCCGTGCGTCTCCTTGATGATCATGCCGTCCCACAACAGATCGCCGCCCTTGAACAGGCGCTCGTTCTCCATCGCCGAGGAGACCTCGCGCTGGGCCGCGGTGATCACCGGATCGCTCTTCAGGTCGCGGAAGGCGAGCGGGTGCGCATAGACGACGTAGAGGTGCCGCCCGTTCTTCTCGGACCGGATCGGCCGCACCTTCGGGTTCGCCCGCGTGAGCGCCTTCAGCTTCATCGCCGAAAGGTCCGCGGCGGTGAGGATGTCGGCGGTGGCATCGAGCTGGTCCCAGCCGGCCGAGTGGTCCGCACCGGCATAGCCCGAGGCGAAGTACACGCGGTCGGCGTTGTCGGCGAGCCAGGCGTCGCGCTGCGCTTCCGAAGCAGATGCAATCGGCACGCCGTTGATCGATGCGAGCGCCCGCTCGATCAGCTTCTCGGTGTCCTTCAGCGCCCAGTCCTTCAGCGTGGTCTTCGCGGCCTCGCGCAGCGAGATCGCCGAGAACTGCTCGTCGATCTCGGCGACGCGCACGCCGTTGCGGCGCTTGGTGATCGCCACCTCGAACGAGCGGGACGCGAGATCCTCCTCGTTGCCTTCCAGCACGCTGCGGCCGGTGACCGCGTCGTTGGTCAGCTTGTTGACGAGCGCGAAGTTGATCCGGTCGCCGGGCTTCTTGGCGAGGTTCTCCTTGACCTGGATGATCGAATTCTCGTTCGTCCCCATCTCGCTGGAGTAGCGGTTTTCGGTGAGGTACTCGGTGAAGAACTTGTCGTCCCACTGCTCCACAGTGAGGCCTGCGCCAACAATCGTGTCAGCCATGTGTGTCTGTGTCCTTGCTCGGTTGATGAAGACATCGGACGATCGGTAGGGAGCGCTCGGCCGTCAGGCACTCGTCACTTCCTGCGATCGAAGATGTCGTTGAGGGTTGCGGGGCCGGACCAGACCGGCCCGTTGCGGGCGCCCACGTTGCGGGCGCCCGCGAGGTTCGACGGCGTCACGTGCGCAAAGCGCGGCATACCTGAACCGCCGAGCTCAGCCAGGATCTTGTCGCGCAGCTCGGCCTCGACCCTCGCCTTGAAGGCTGCCGGATCGTCGCCGATCTCTGCGCGCGCGGTCTGGCGCTGATGCCACCTGACGGCCTCCGCATAACGGTTCGGGCTGTTGACCACCCGCCGGTAGTCGGCCGGATCGAGCTGACCCGCACGCAACGCGCCGAGGAACGCCTGCTCCGCGTCATTCACCTTGCCTTCGTCGAAGCGATCGATCGCCTGATCGCGGGCAAACGAATGCAGGGTCTGATTGATCCGTTCGAACTCCGGCGAGACGGTCTGCACCACCTCATGGCGCGTCGCCGCTTCCGGGTTGTCGAAGAAATCGGGCGGAGGGGCTTGCGCCTGTCGCGGCGAGATCGCCTCGACAAGCTGCGCCATGCGCCGTTCCCACGAGGCGTTGGTCTCCGCAAGCGCCTTGCGGAAATCGGCGACCTCCTCGGTGTAGCGGCGCACCTTCTGCCGCTCGGCATGCAGCGCAGGCAGCGGCACCATGCGTGTGCCCTCTCCCTGCGCCTCGGCCGCATCAGCGCCGGAGGTTTGCGCGTCGAGGTGCTCGCCACGCGAGGAAGGGCGTTCGCCTTCGCCTGCGTGGTTTGCGGTCATCTCGGCGCTGTTCATTGCGGACTGTTCGGACACGGCTTCGCCGCCTCCGGACAGGATGCTGTCCAGCGGTTCGTTCACGGTGGCTTCCTTTCGATGTGTTTAAGGATCACAAACGCCCGTCATGGCGCCCGGCGGCGGCGCCCCGGCTTGTCTCGTGGCCGGAAACACGACACGCCCGTTGCGTCAGGCCGGCGGCGCCTGGGTTGAAGGTGTGACTTCAGAAACCGGACTTCGTTTTCTACGGCGGCTGTTCACGCCTCGCGCAAGGTAGTCAGCTACGGACCGGCGCGCATGTCTTCATGCGCGTTAAGGCGTCGATAGTGATGTCGGCAAAGAAAGACGCGCCGAAGCGTGCGGCTGTTCGGAAGTGGACTGTCATTCTCTGCCACTGCAGGCACAGTTTTCCGCATGCGGCTCGTTCGGGAGCCGCGCAAACTGAAACCCGCCGGTGATCTCAGCCCACCGGCGGGCCCTTCTTGCAATTGAACGAGCGAATCCCCGTTACCTTCTCGAGGTGACACATGAGCTTCTTCATTGCGGCGGTGCTTGGCGCCTTCTCCGGCGTGCTCTACCTCGCCGGCCAGCGCCAGGCCTTCACCTCCGTCTGCCGCTACACCCTCGATCTCTGCCAGCACCCGAGTTGGCCGCTTTATCTTGCGGCGGCGTTTCTCGTATTCGGGATGTTGTTCCGGCTGCAGCGGATGTAGGCGGTGCGGGCTGCGGTGGCCGACGGCCACCGCGCGCCTACATCAGATACGTCGTGATGATCGGCCGCGATCGCTCCGGCGCAGCGCTTCGTGCGCGGTTGAGGATCTCGCGCCGCATCGCCTTGTCGATGCGTTCGAGCAGTTGACGCTCGAGCACGACGCGGCTGATGTCGAAGGTGCCGCAGCGGCGGCATTCGATGCGCCGTCCGTCGAACGCCGGCGCGCGTACAATCCTTGCGGGTGCATCGCAGATCGGACACTCCATGATTCCCCCCGGGTGTCGCCAGCCCCGGGGCCGCCGTACGTCAAAAGCTTTGCCGCTTCGTTAGCACGATGGAAGAAAGAGCATGCTGACGCGCAACTTTCGGTAATGGCGGTGATGTGCTACCGCCCGCCGCCGCAGTCTGGGAGACATGGGTGACGGCCGGCACCTGCTCGACCCTCGCGCGCTGCGTCCTCCCCGCCCGCTTCCACGCCAGCATCACCAGCGCGCCGAGGAAGGCCGACGCGATGAATGCGGCGGACGGCTTGATCGAGAGCTTCCAGCTCCCGCTCTCCGTGACCTGCCACGTCATCGCGTCCTGCGCCAGCGCAGGAAGCCCGATCACCGCACCCAGCCACTTCAGCGGAAAGACCATGAGCGCGATCAGCAGCACGAGCACGCCTAGATCGCGCCAGCCGCGCACGGCGATGCTTGCGACGATGAACGCCGCGATGCCGAAGATCGAGACCCAGTCTGGCAGCCACTCGCTCATGCGTCTTCGTCGCTGCGCATCCGCATCGGATTCGACCCGTCCCGGGTCCCGAGTTTCGTCCCGTCGCGGCGTCACGGTCTGCACAGGGCAGCCCCGATCCCGCCGCGCGATCGCGGCAGGCAATCGTGCGGCGCCTGTGCTATGACCGCCGTTCGAGACAGCAAGGACCGATCCATGACAATCAAAATCAAAACCGCGCTCTGCATCGGCTGTGCGACGCTTGCCTTTTCCGCCGGCGCCGCCTTCGCCCTGCCCGCCGAGGCCGCCACCGCCCGGCGCGAGGCCAACGGCGCGATCCGCTATTACGACGACAACGGCTTCGACCGCGGCTATGCGTGGTGTCTCAAGCGCGGCGGACGCTGGTTCGGCGGCTGGTCGGACTGCAGCTTCTTCTCCTATGCCCAGTGCCGCGCCGCGATCATCGGCCCGCCCGGCGGCGACTGCGAGCCGAACCCGTGGGCGTATGCCGTGCAGGAGCCGCCGGCCCGGCGCGCGCGGCGGTGATAAGCGCACGCGCGGCACGCCGGGGGCGCCGGCTCCCGGCCCTTCAGGCGCGCCGCCGCGGGCTCGCCTCCGGCCGGAGACGTATGCCGTGCCGCAGCCCTTCGAGCGGATCGACCGGTGACACCTGGCTGTTGCGAACAATGGGGGGTCGCGCCGGTGGCCCCGGACACCGCTCTTTGGGGGGCGTTGGGTAAAGGGCGAGCCGGGGCCGTGCCCTTGTTGGGGGTCAAGGGCATGAATCAATATGCGCCGATTGCCAAATGTTCCTGCGCCGCCGTGTTTTGACGCATGCAGCCGCCGCGAGCAATTTGAGGCAAATTCGCTCCCTTCAGAAAAGCCGTGCACGTTGCTGCGCGCTTGCGCTATGCTTCCTCTTCCCATTGAGCTCCTCCTCGGGAGCGGCATGTTGCAACACTGCGGGGACGAACCGGAGCAGTGCCATGCAGGACCTCCAGGCAAAGCGCGAGAAATTTCTGACTGACGCGACCGATTGCGATCTGATTGCCACGCTGGCGACCGATCCGGCCAAGCGCGAGACCTTCCGCCGGCTGGCCGAGCGCCTTCGCAAGATGGTGCAGGATATGGACGAGGTCATCGCCGCCACGGACAGCAAGCACGCCGCGTAAGGGACGATTGTCCGGCCGGGAGCGGCGACGGCCGGGCCTCGAACGAGATCGCACGGGCTCTTCGCCTGTGCCGACGTCAAAGCCATTGCTGCAAGCGCCTCCCCGCCCCATCGCGCCCTGATCTATCCCGCGACGGCCTCCACCTCCGAGCGCGGCGCGCTCTTTCGGAAGACCGAAGTCCGCCGGCAGCGCGGACAGGTAAACGAGATCTCCGAGCCGAAGGGCCGTGGTCCCTGATACGCCATCGGCCAGAAGCCGCAGTGCTCGCAGGTGAACAGCAAGGCCCTGGGGTCGTCTTTGTTGTCGTTCATGGCGGACGTCCTTAACTCAACTTCGGGAGCCAACTCCCTGCGCGCCCTGAAGTTTCGTGTGTGCCGGCGGAAGGCCGGGGAGCCTCGCCGCCCCGCAGGCGGACGGTCGCGCCGGGCCCCTTAAGGGTCCCTGCGCGAGCAAGGGACAAGACAAGACAAATGCGAACGGACGCCGCCGGCGTGCTTGCGCAGAAGCCGGACGCGGGGGACCATCGTGGCTGGCACAGACTGCATGACACGGCGGCAGCGGCCGCGGCACCTGCACGGCACAGGCGCCGGGCATCACGCCCTTGTCGACGGGCCATGCTCCCGGCCGGAGGCGCCTCGGCGTCAGTCCACCCTCCACGACCGCCGCCGGCGCCGACATCGCCACATCGCGCGAGCGCGCCGGCGCCGGTGCGCAGGCCGGAGTTGCTGTCGCGCCGGCGCGCTCAGCACGGCCCGGTTGCAGGAAGGAACCAAACGCGGCCGGCAGTGTTAGTTCTTTCGGTCCGATCGGACCGACTCATTGCTGGGGGCATTCAAACGTGGAGCGAACAGAATTCAGCGTGGGCGATCGCGTCCGGCTGAGCGATCTCGGCCGCAAGAATTCAAGAACGCCCGATCGGCGCGGCAGCGTGATCGCTATTTCCAGGACGGGAAGCTCGTACAGGGTCCGCTGGGCCGATCGCAAAGGCGCCGACCTCGTGCACTGGAGCTTTCTCGAGCCGGATCAGAAGTCTGTCGGGGGCTAATCGCGCCTCAACCACTCTCGAAACGACCGCGAGCAAAAATCCGCCGGGGCCGTGCGTACACGAGCTCCGTGCGCATGCAGCAGGCTTCAGGCCCGCAGCCGGGGGAGGGCAAACGGCCCCAATCCACTTTCCCGCGAAATTCAGTCCTCCACCTTCGGGCAAAACCGATTATAGCGCGCGAGAATATCCTCCGCGATCAGCCCCGGCGGCGCGCAGTCCACGAAGTCGCGCTCTCTACCGGTGTCGCGGACGTCGAAGAACATCTCGAGCGACATGATCTGTTCAAGAACCTGTCCCAATTCCTCGCCGCGATTCAACCTGACGAGGATTCGCGCCTTCTCTCCGAGCGCCTGTCGTCGGTAGAACCTGGTGCGGAAGGCCCGCTCCAGCGCGACATTGATGACCTCCAGCGCCTTCTCCGGATCGCGGCGGTCGCGGTAGATCATCGCCTTGGCGATCGCAGACCTCACATGGTCCGGGTCCCGCTTGATCACCATGTCGAACCACGACAAGGCCTCGTCGTATTGCTCCGCATTGGTCAGGAACAGTCCGAGGATGTGGGCCAGGGTGGGTTGGTCCTCGGCGCTCGCGCGCTGCAGCCGCCACCGCACGCGTGCGACTATGTCCTCGATGCGCATCCTGGATCGCATCTGATCGGCCCATCGATGGAGCTCCAGCACGCGATCATGCTTTGGAAAAAACTTGTTGTAACGGGCAACGATGTCCTCGCGGATTGCCCCCGATGGCGCCTGATCAACGAAGTCGCGTTCCTTGCCTATGTCGGGAATGTCGCGATACATATCTAACGCCATGATCTCTTCGAGAACCTGACCGAGCTCCTCGCCACAGTCGATCCCATCGCGACCGCAGAGCTCAAGCAGCATCCGGGCCTTGTCTCCAAGCACCTCGCGTCGGAAGAGTTTCGTGCGATGAGCGCACTCCAGCGCAAGATCGATCCATGTCAGAGCTTCTTTGGGATTTTCCCTGTCCCAGTGAATGAATGACGCCTTCGAGATCAAAGGCCGGACGCGACCTGGCTCCCGCTCGATCTGCTGATCGATCAATTGCAAGACTTCGTCGTGCCGATACGCCTCTTTCAAGAGAAAGTAGAGCTGATCCTCCAGGTCGAACTGTTCTTCAGCATCTGCATTCTGCAGTCGCGCCTTCACATGATCGATCACCTCGTCGATCGACATTCCCTCGCGCAGCTGACGCACCCACTTATGGATCTTCCACCAGCGATCGGCCTCTCCGAGGGCGCCCTCGTCATCCGGCGATACAATGCGCTTCTTCTTTGGAAGAGGGTCGCGCCAGTGTTCCTCGTCGACCGGACTCCATTTGGGCGGCTCGCCCCATGCCAAATCGTCGACCGGCTTGGGACAAAACTCGTCGTAGCGGGCGACGATGTCATCCGAAATCAGTCCCGATGGGGCGTCGTCGACGAAGTCGCGCTGTCTCAAGACATCGGGGATTCCAGGCGCAATCTTCAGCGCCATGATCTGCTCGAGAACCTGTTCCAGCTCCTTGCCGCGACCAAGACGCAGCAGCATCCGCGCTTTCTCACCCAGCACTTCGCGACGGAAAAACTTCGTGCGGAAGGCCCGCTTCAGGGCAAAATCGATTGCCTCGAGCGCCTTGTCCGGCTCGTTGAGACGATAGAAATAAAGGCTCGCCTTCGCGATTGGAAATTTCACATTGTCAGGGATCTGCGCGATCATTTTGTCGATCAGCTGCAACGCCTCGTCATACCGTCCCGCCTCCGTGAGGAGCATGTTGAGATTGAGCGCCAGGGTGAGCCGATCCTCCCCATCGGCCTCTTGCAATTCCGACTGCACGCGGCCGATGGCCTCTTCGGCGGAAATCTCGTTCCGCAGCTGGGTCAGCCGCAGCTCACCGAGCCAGTGATCGACCTCGCGGATGCGAAGCATCTCGTCGGGTAATGGCCCTCGGTCCGCTGAGAACAGCCGCACCTCGCTCCGTCGCCAGTTCGAGAGGTCGCCGAACGACTCAATGACGCCAGAATCCACCAGTTGCACGAGCCGATCGAAGATCTCGCGGTCAGATATTGCGAGCTTTCGATCTTCGCATTCATGCAACACCTTCCCAATGACGGCGACGGTCTTTCGCGAATGCTCCTGCGAGCATATGGAGAGAATCAGGCGGTCAAGTTCATCTGGTGAAACAGACGTCAAGGCTGGCTCCCCTCGTCGCGTTCGGACTTCCACCACGGCCCGGCGAGAGCCCCAGCGGAACAAAATAAGAACAAAACTCAAGCGTGCAGTCAAGGCCCGCGGCAATTTCAGCGATCTGCTTGTCCATAATACAGCAGGAGCCCAAATGGCGAGACTTTAGTCCTTCCAAGCGATGGTCGTTGCTGAATCTTATTCGGGGACTAAAGGGACATCATCAGGATCGACATCAAAAGGCCCACGGCGGCGCGGTTTCCTTTTAGGCGAACTACCGGCTTTCTTAGGGTCTCCACCCTTGGTTAGATCTCCGCCCTTCTTGGAGTTTCCGTCGCCAGATGGATATCCGTCTTCCTTTTTGTTGCCGCCGCAATGCTGGGCTACATACCCTTTGGCACAGTCTTCAACGTTTTTGTAACCACCAGTCAGTCCTTTGTTCGGGAAAGGCTTGGCGAGCTCCTTGGCGCAGAAATCGCGGGCGCCCGCCCACTGCTGCTCACATTCCGGCGTGTCGCTATCTGCACCACTACCGGAGCCAGTCATCAGGCTCGGAAGAGTTTTGGCTATCGCCCCCAGCACTGGTCCCCACGTCTTCCACAGCTCTGGCATGGGAATCTCGGTCACCGGCCCTCCTCCTGGCGCCAGTCCTCGACCTTGGCCGGAATAGAAGCCCGGTGGCGCCACCTGACGCCCGAGCGACCTGAATTGCACCGGAATGACTTGTGTCCCAGCGGCTCGCTGCATCCTGATCGATGTGAAGCCATTGGGCGAAAACAAAATGTTGGGATCGTCGGGTGGCTCGAGCGGCAGATCATTCAAGCCGTACTGAAATAATCTCTGGGTGAAATCGTCCGGCATAGTCATCCTCCAGTAAGAAGCGGCCGAATGCGGCTTCGCGCGGGGTTGGGTGGTTTGAAGAAAGTTGATCGCCTCGTTCGAGGCGGCCGATGTGATGTGCGATCAGGCACAGTTCGAGCAGGAACACTCGCTGCGCCCCTGACTTGGTGACTTGGCGTCGCTTGGCTTCGCTTGGTTCAGCTGAAACGCGTGATGCACGCTGACGTCTCCAGCAAAGGTGACGCATGCGTGGCGTGGCCTCGCTCGATGCCAGGCCCTGCCCGGATTTCGCTGCCTTCACATTCTCGACAGCCTGCGCTCTCCGCTGTGAACATCTGCTTGTCCTTCAGGTTCGGCATCGCGCGGACGATGGCGCGGAAAGGAATTTGCCCCTGCCGCGTCGAACTTCTTCAAAATTGCTCGATCTGCGGGTGAATGAATCCGGCGCCTCGTCGAGGATGATGTCGGAGTCGAGTCAGGCCGGCGGGCCCATCCGGCGGGCCCCTGGAGCCGGCGATGGCCGCCTGAGCCCTCGCGAGAAAGACGCGCGTGTATCTGCGACTGCGCCATCGCGTGGGGCCGGTACCACCTCGCGCTCGGGATTCGTGCGCAACGGCCAGCGGTATCCCGCCCTGCACACCGCAAGTGCCAACCAGATCTTACTTGGCCGCCCGCCGCGATTTCCCATGAGCCATCAGGCAGTGGCCGTTCGGTACGCAAAACGGTCCCTCTTCGCCGCTATTGGAACATTCGGACGCGTAAGCTCGTTGGCTTTTGCCCACGGGAGGGAAATCCACGGCGCCCGCAACTGCCCGATCTGCTGAGTGAGCAAATCCGGCGCTCTTTCAACGATAATGTCGCAATCGAGCCAGGCGAGCGATCCAAGACGCCGGCGATCATTCAATCAGAAATTTGGATTCCGATCGGACGTCGATCGCTGCCATCCTGTTAGTGCTCGCTTGCGCGATGCTTTTCGGTCATAGACAGAATAAATCTTTCAATATGATCCCGGTTATATCCAAGAAGCAGGCCAATGATTCTCTCGAAATCGGGCCGAAAGCCAACGCCAAGCGAGTCGTAAACGTCGTGAACAAACAGCATCGCGGGGATCCGCCAGGCCTGCGAAGCTTGCGCATAAAGGACTCGCCGACTCTGGCCCTTAGCACCCTCGGGCGTCGTTATCGATTCAACCCGCACCTTCTTCACCAGCACCTGCTGCTCAACGAGCGCGTCAAACTCCTGTTCGTCGAAAAACTCATACTCCGCCGGCAACGGCTCTACGAACATGGCCAATGGCTTCGCCTCTGACGCCATCAGCTCAAGCTCTCGTCCCTCATGAGGGCCGATGAAATTCGGCGAACCATCAGACGACGAACTCATTCGTCTCTCATTCCATCTGCTTCAATGGATCGATGATGACCGGAATTGGCGGAACCCCGCCGTTTGGATCCAAGGATTTCTTATAGCAATCCGGGCAGTATGGATAGTATGTTCCTGCCGTTGGCGCGCCGCACTTCGCACAACGCAATGTCGGAGACCTCTTCTTTGCGATCTCTAAGATGTTGTTATCAAAGAAACGACTATCGCTCGCTTTCGGCACATTTGTTCCGACAACCATTGCAAGACTGTCGGCTCTCGTTGTCGGCCCTGCGTGATATCCCTGCGGCTATTGCATCCCAATCGATGCGAGACCACGAAGTGGATACGAAGAGCTGAAGTCGCCGGGCGTATTAGCTGGCAGATCATTCAAGCCTCCGTACCGAAATGCCTCTATGAAATCTTCAGCCATATGAATCTTCTCGGATGCTGACTCTCAAACAATGTTGCTAATCTGGAAAGCCGACCGTCTCGCGAGACCGCTGCGATGGTATGCGACCAGGCGCAGTGCGAGCAGGAACACTCGCCCGAACCGCATTTCCTGTGGCCTGTGCTGCGCGATCGCGCGGTGACCGCTACTTGACCGAAGGGCGCTGGCCGACTTCGGCGACCGGAGAGGACTCGATGCGCGCGGCGTGCGCCCGCTCGATGTCCCTGGCCTTCGCAACATTCAGCGCGGCCTTGCTCTCCGTCTCCGCCACCTCGGCCAGTGCGCCGCGCAGTTGCAGCTCCTTCAGGCCCTGCTCGGCCGGCGCGGTCTGCTGCGCTTGCGCAGCCTGCGCCTTCCGCTGCGCCTGCTCCTCCATGTCCTTCAGGAACATCTGCTTGTCCTTCAGGTTCGGCATCGCGCGGACGATGGCGCGGAAGGGGATTTCGCCGGCGGCATCGTATTTCTTCAGCTCGACCAGCGCCTGGAATTGCTCGATCTGCGGGGTGAGCGAATCCGGCGCCTCGTCGATGACGATGTCGCAGTCGAGCTCGGCCACGGGGCCGATCACGCCGGCGAGCGCCTGCGCGCCTTGTGGATCCTGCTGCGCCCGCAGCGCGATCGCCTGCAGCGTGACGGGATCGAGGTTCAGCCCGAGCCACTTCACGTTGCGCTCGTCGTCGGTGACGCGCAGCCACTTCTCCGCGGTCCAGAACTGGCGCACGCGCGCCCACACGGCGCGAAACACGCGCTTGTCGAGGTGGCGCAGGTTGTCGAACAGGTCGCCGATCTGGATCATGCCGCCCTGCTGGCTCGCCAGGATGGCGCGGCCGGACGCCGGGATCGCGCCGCCGGTCCGGTCGCCCATCTCGATGGCGTTCGGCCCCTTGACGTCGATCGCGGTCTTCGCCTCCTGCAAGAGCTGGAAATGCGCGGTGGCGAGATCGTCGCGGGTGCGGAATTCGATTCTCCGGTCGGCGAGCGCGCCGGGCGCAACCTCCATGGTGCCGTCCGGCCGCACCGCTTCCTTCCGGAACGTCTCGATGTCGGCCACCGCGCCGGTCTCGTAGACGACCTGCGAGGTGTTCAACAGGTGCAGCGCTTTCGAGCGGCGCTTGTTGACCTCGTCCTGCAAGGTGATCATCTCGCGCACGAGGCCATAGCGGTTGTTGTCACGGTCGACATAGGCGGACTGCAGGATCAGCTCGCAATCGCTCCAGCCCCGGTCGGTCACGTAAGGCGACGGGCCCGCCTTCAGGATGCCGCCTTTGGTATACTCCGCGAAATACCACGCCTGCGCGCGACGCACCCAGATCTGGCAGATGCGCACGCGCCTGCGCTTGCCGTCGGCCCAGTGCGAGAACTTCGGCTTGTCGTCGTAGGTGTCGCCTGGTGCGGAAGCGAGCGTCGTCTCCAGGATGTCCTTCGCGTCCGGATACATCGCCAGCGCGTCCTCATAGTCCATCCAGGTGACGATGCCGAGGTAAGCGGCGTCGGAGAAATCCGTCTCCGAAGAATGCGGATCGAAAAACAGCCGGTCCCAGCCGATGCGCTGCAGACGGATGTCGTACTCCACCTGCGAGAGCGCGGACGGATCGAGGGGACCTGCCGGCCGCGCATGGCGTGAGGGCTCCGCATACACGCGAACGCCTGCGAACCCTTCCACCAGCATGTTGCGCCACACCGCGGAGCGCTTCGCCGCGTAGTCCTCGGCCTCGGCGACGTAGCGCAGGCTCTCGGTCGCGGCGTGCGCGTCGTCCTCGTGCCGCGGCGTGCGCGGATAGGCCTTCGGCTGCACGCGCTGCTGCTTCTCGAGCCCGACGAGATAATCGATCTTGGTCTTGATGCGGTTGTCGATCACCGCCGGCTGCTTGCGCCGCGCGAACTCGGCGAGCTCGTCCGCGTCAAACTGCTTGCCATCGACATAGTCGCGGTCGCGCTCGGCGTCCTTGCGCGCTGACAGGCTCGCACTCTCGCTCTCCTCGAACATGCGGCAGAGGTCGGCCACGTCGAGGAGGGATTGGGCGGGCGAAGCAAGCATGGGGACAGACCTCTCGAACAATTCGGCCTCATCCTTAAAGAGCCCGGCTTCGCTCTGCGAGCTACACCGCGCTCCTCCCCATGAGGGTCAAGGATGATGACTGGTGGCAATGACGATCGAGGGGCGCGCGTGATGGAACGTCGCGAGCCTTCGTACCTCAAGCTGCGGCGGATGCAGCGGCAGCCCTGCAGCGGCCAAAACAAAACCCGCGTGCGCTTGCGGCGTCGCGGGCTCGATCCGGATTTTTCGGATGATGATGTCTAGCGACTGTTTTGCTGGACCAGCAAACGAAAAATCGAGTCTTGTGAAAAAAAATCGAGCGCTGTGAAGAGATGTGAATGGGCGTGCGCCAAGCCGTTGCGACACAACGCATTTTTGCAGGCCCGCCGCCTCGCGCGCGGCGCCGATCGCTTGTCTGGGATCAGCGCACCAGGTGCCGTCCCCGCGTTCGTGGGCATGACGCCGAATGCGTGAGAGCGTCCTGCATCCAGACATGCAAACTCATACGGTCTTCCAGCTCTTCTCCACGTCGCGTGGAGCGTCCCAGCGGTCGCGCGGCGGCTTTGCGTCGGCGCGCAGCTTTGCGGGGACGAACATGCGGTCGAGGAGTTGCCCGACGAGGCCGAGCGCATCGACCTGGTCGTCGTGGCGGCCGGCGGGAAAGCTCAGGAGCTCGGCGCGGAGATCGGCGAGCCACGGCGCTCCGGCCGGCACGTAAAGCCCTTCCAGCGCCATGCGGCCGCGGATCGATTGCGCGCGCACCGCCTTGTCGCCGCGCGTCGGGAAACGCTCGCGTGCGACGTAGAGATGACGGTCGCGCATCCGCCTGTCGAGGAACGGGCCGACGCCGGACTTGATCTGCCCCTGCTCTTCCGCCCAGCCGATCGGCCGCCACTCGGCCACGAGATCGCAGAACGCCTCGACCCATTCGTCCGACGAGGCGCGCTTGCGCCAGAGATCGAGCAGGTACATACGCCCTTCGGCGTCGAGGCCGACGACGATGTGCACGGTGTAGTCGCCGCCGTCCGCGGTCACCGCATAGTCGGAACTTCCATACACCTGAAGGTGCTGCCGTGGCGGCGGCTTCTCGCAAAGCTTCAGCCACTGCGCCTTGAAGTAGTCGCCTTCCTCCGGCGCCGGTCGCTGCTGATAGAGCGCGGCCCAGGTGCGCGCATTGCGCTTGAACGGCGCAAAATGCTGCTCGCCGAACCACTCCGGCCAGATGCGCTCGCCCTTTGCGCGGCGGAGGATGTCGTCATCGTGCTCGGCTTCCGCCGGAATGCAGACGACGTACCAACGGTTGCCGTCGCGGCAGTCGATGAAGCCGCTCTCGCCGCCATAGCCTTCGGGCAGGATGCGCCCCGCCACGTCGTCCTCGTGCCAGCGCGTGGTGATGCCGATTTCGAACGCGCGCGGCTTCTTGCGCGTCAGCAGATCGTCGAAATAGGCGTCCCAGGTCTTCTGGCGGATCAGCGCCGAATCCGCCTGCTCGCGGCCCTTGATCAGGTCGTCCCAGATCACGCCGTCGGCACGGTTGCCGGTGATGCCGGTCAGGAGGCCCGCGCCCATGTACTCGCTGCCGTTCTGCAGCGCCCATTCATCCGCAGCAGAGCTTTCGGAGGAGAGCTGCGTGCCGAAGATGCGCTTGAACGCGGTCTGCCGGACGATCGCGCGCGCCTTGCGGCCCCAGCGGCGCGGCAGGTCGGAGCCATAGTTGGCGACGATGATCTGCGTCTTCGGAAAGCGCGCCATGGTGTGGACGGGAAACACGATCGAGGTGTAGGTGCTCTTCGCCGAACCCGGCGGCATCAGCCCCAGCAGGCGCTGGATACTGCCGTCCTGCACGCGCTGCAGGCAGCCGAGCCAGAGCAGCTGATGTTTTCCGAATGCTGCTTCGACAGGGCGAAACTCGTCGCACGCCTCGTCGTCAGGACGAACCGGCGCTCCCGGGATCTCGATCGCGCTCGCGAACGTCAGGAGATCCCGCCTCGCCCGCATCCGCCCCTCGAACTCCGCGCTCAGGATTTTCAATGATTGCCTTTGCGCGGGCGAATAGCTCGTCGATGGTGAGTTCACTGACAGGTCGTTCAT